TGGGTCGTCTGCGTGTTAATAGCAACCGTTACTACAGAAGAGTTGCTGTTAAGAACATCATGTGAGTCTTTTCTCACAAAAGTTCTCTGGGACCCCTCAAAGAGGGGTCCTTTTTTTATCTAAATACTTCAAAAAATGGCAGTTACAAACGCATATAAGAATCAGATACAGAATAGAAACTTTCTGTCTCCTGTAGGATTTAAGTTTACTTTGAACAGAGCACCTAAGGTTGCGTTCTTCGGAAACACTGCAAACATTCCGGGAATGACTTTAGGGGTAGCAGTTCAACCATCATACTTGAAGGATATTGATATTCCTGGTGATAAAATTCAATTTAATGATTTAACTTTAAGATTCCTCGTTGATGAGAATCTTGAAAATTATATGGAAATCCAGAACTGGATTCGTGGGATTGGGTTTCCTGAAAATTTAAAAGAAATTTATGATTGGCAAAAAAGCAATCCAGGAATGGATCTTCAAGACAAAAACCAAATGAATTTATATTCCGATGCAACACTTACTGTTCTGACAAGTTCTAATAACTCAAATTTTAAAGTTAAGTTCCTTGACTTATTTCCATATTCTTTGACAGATCTTCAATTTGATGCTACGGATAGTGATATAGATTATTTGACTGCAGAGGTTACTTTCAAGTATACTATTTACGATATAATAGATAATGCTGGCAACCCATTATGACTTTTGATTTGGATATGATCCAAAAAATGTGGGAGGAGGATTGTAAGATTGATTCGAATAACTTACATACAGAATCCCTGAATATTGCAAGTTTACATGCAAAATACTTTGATATGTACAACAATATTATTCTTCTAAAAAAGAAGGCTGAGCAGCAAAGAAAAAACATCAGACATGATCGATATGAATACTATGCAGGAAAAGCAGATCCTGATGTTTACATAGAGAATCCATTCCCTAAGAAAATACGTGATAAAGAAACTCTTCAGAAATACTTAGATGCTGATGAGAAACTTTCTCAAGTTTGTCTTAAAGTAGAATATTACGATGTAATGTTAAACTACATTGAAAGTATTCTGAAGATGATTCAAAATAGAACTTTTCAGATTAAGAATGCAATTGAGTTTGTTAGATTTACTGCTGGACTGGGGTAAATAAATAATCCAAGATGAATGGATTCTTGTGATTGACACTACAGCAAATCTCGTTATATCGAAATCCAACGAAGTATTTTTAAAGATACAAACAGAACCTTACATTGAGTACGAACTTAGAGATCACTTTAAGTTTGAAGTACCCAATATGAAATTTATGCCCCAGTACAGAAATAGAAACTGGAATGGGGAGATTCACCTCTACGATATGAGATCCAAACAGATTTATGTTGGACTCTTAGATAAGTTAGTATCCTTCTGTAAGCAATATGGATATACTTATAAGTTTGACGATAATAAATTCTACGGACTTCCATTTGAGGTTAATGAGGAAATCTCATATGAAGGTGTCAAAGATTATATGAAATCTATTTGTACTCATTCTCCACGGGAGTATCAAGTAGAGGGAGTATATGATGCTCTAAGGCATAACAGAAAACTATTGATAAGCCCCACTGCATCTGGTAAATCACTGATGATTTATTCCCTTGTAAGATATTATGTGGATAAAGGGCAAAAAATTCTTTTAATTGTTCCGACGACATCTCTTGTAGAACAGATGTACAAGGATTTCCAAGATTACGGTTGGGATGCTGAGTCATATTGTCACAAGATTTATTCTGGTAGGGAGAAGACAAACGAACATGCAGTTACGATTACAACCTGGCAATCCGTTTACAAGTTAGATCGTTCATTCTTTGAAGATTATGGAGTGATTATAGGTGATGAGGCACATTTGTTCAAGAGCAAATCCCTAGTACAAATCATGACGAAACTTCATCATGCGAAGTATCGTTTTGGTTTTACGGGAACACTTGACGGAACACAAACTCACAAGTGGGTTCTTGAGGGATTGTTTGGTCCATCATATAAAGTGACTAAAACTGCAGAACTGATGAAACAAGGGCATCTTTCTCAGTTAGATATTCAATGTCTTGTTCTCAAACACCCACCACAAAAGTTTGAAACTTATGAAGATGAGATACAGTATTTAATCTCTCATGAACAAAGGAATAAGTTCATTACAAACCTTTCTTTAGATCTGAAAGGAAATACTCTTGTTCTTTTTTCACGAGTAGAAGCACATGGAGCAATTCTCTATGAAATGATAAATAAGAATAACCGTGAAGATCGTAAAGTATTTTTCGTTCATGGTGGAGTGAATGCTGAAGAACGAGAACTTGTAAGGGAAATCACAGAAAGAGAAAACAACGCAATCATCGTTGCTTCTTATGGAACTTTTTCTACAGGTATTAATATTAAGAACCTCCATAACGTTATCTTTGCTTCACCCAGTAAATCGAGAGTTAGAAATTTACAATCTATTGGAAGAGTACTTAGAAAAGGAAAAAATAAAACTAAAGCAGTCCTCTATGACATCTCTGATGATTGTACATTTCAATCAAGAAAGAACTACACTCTAAATCACTTTATAGAAAGGATCAAGATCTATAATGAAGAGCAATTCAATTATGAAATAATCACTATTCAACTAAAGAAAAATGGGAATTGAGGAAGATTTTTACGCAACACTTAAGTTAAAAACAGGAGAGGAAATCTTTGCAAAGGTAGCAGCTACCAAGGAAGATGATAGAACTTTCCTATTAGTAACTAATCCTATTATAGTTGCTGAAATAAAAGGAAGATCTGGTGTAATGGGTTATAAGATAGAACCCTGGTTAAAAACAACTAGAGAAGATATGTTCATTATCAATATCGATGATGTTCTTACAATGACTGAATCTTCTGATATTGAAATGATTTCTATGTATCAGGCATATTGTAGAGACTCTGATAAAACAAGAAAGAATCAAGCAAAGATATCTCGTAAGATGGGTTATCTTGCTAACGTGAATGATGCTAAAGAGATACTTGAGAAAATCTTTAAAGATAGCTGAGCCTCATCTTCAAACCCAACAAAGGTATTCTACACAGTATTTGATACCTTGTCAACTATTCGATTAAATGGTAGAATGACTACATAATATGAGTTAAACTAATGATAACCACAGCAGTTATGACCAAGAGAAAGAGGTCAGAGCATTACGTAAACAACAAAGAGTTTCTTGCGGCACTGATCAAATACCGTGAGGATGTTGAAATATCATTCATTCGCAAGAATGGTAGAGAACCAACTAAAGAAGAAAGATCAAAATCTTGGGATACTAAACCACCCATTCCTCGATATATTGGCGAGTGTTTTTTAAAGATTGCAAATCATTTATCATTCAAACCAAACTTTGTCAACTACATGTTCAAGGATGATATGATTTGTGATGGTATCGAAAACTGTGTTCAGTATATCCACAATTTTAATCCAGAGAAATCTCAGAACCCATTTGCTTACTTCACTCAGATTATTCACTATGCATTTCTGAGACGCATTCAGAAAGAGAAGAAGCAACTGGAAATCAAGAACAAGATTCTGGAAAGGACAGGATTCGATCAGGTGTTTGAGAGTGGGAATGTTGACGGATCTGACTATTCAGACTACAACAGCATTAAAGATGCGGTTCATAGCAAACTTCGGTATTGATAATTGCTCCGAAGTGTTGTAAAATATAAATAATATTAAATACTTTGGAGCAAATGCCCAATCAATATTCAAATTCAAGAAGTAATAGGTTAAAAGCAATAGAAGAAGGTAAAAAGACTTATATTGGATCTACTGCATGTAAACACTGCGGCAGTTGTGAAAAGTATGTGAGTAGTTATAATTGTGCTCCTTGTTCTATTAAAAAAGGATTAGAGAAACTCAATAATGAAGAGTTGATGAAACCATATAGAACAAAAGAAAAACAAGAAAGAAAAACTCAAGAGTGGAGGGAAAAAAATCCAAGTAAACTAAAAAGTCAATACTTAAGACATTCTATTACAAGAAATGGGTATAATATTACCGAAGATGAGTATTATCAAAAATTAAACGAACAAAATGGAGTTTGTGCTATTTGTAATATGGAATGTGAAAAAGGTAGACTTTCAATAGACCATGACCACATTGATGGAAATGTTAGGGGTCTTTTATGTAGAAACTGTAATTTGGGTTTAGGAAATTTTAAAGATAGGGTTGACTTTCTGGAAAATGCTATGCTATACTTGAAATCATATAAACTAAAAATATGAAAGTTTGTATCATATCAGACCAACATTTCGGGGCAAGAAAGAATTCTAAACTCTTTCATGATTATT